AAAGTGGTCTGCCGATAAAACATACAAACCACTTTATTGATACTTATTATTGTTTCTTTTCTATTACTTGAGCATCGAAACTTTGAATCTGTTTGTTTACTTCATGAACTACTCTGTTCCATGCCATTTCATATATTTCTTCTGTTTTATCATTTGGATTATCAAGCTCTATTTCAGCTCCGGCAGATGCTTTAATCCAGCTATAAGGACTAGTTGTAACACTAACTCCAAATTCTACTTTTACATTCTTCAACCTTGCTATGATCGCCACCTCCTATTTGTCGTACCTAATTCTCTTAAATACTGGAAATCTTAATGATGGTTTCCCGTCCTTATTTCGAGTAATCTCAAAATATTGTACCTCAATTACTTTATCAAGGATAATATTTGGATCTTTCCAAATCTCAGCTCTTAAAGAATCGTCAAACCCTGATCCTACATCAACTTCGTTTCCTTCAAAATCAACTGTAACACTTCCCAGTGTGCCTGTAAACTTACCAGTTCCTTCATTAACACGTAACACTTTTAAATCCAACGTATCAAATTCTTTAATCTTTAACATGTTTGTGGTACGTTTCCTAACGTAGGGAGCGTCAAGTTTTAACATAATCCCTTCCCAGCCTTGCTCCTTGGCATAGTTAAACCATTTTGTCACCTGACTTATATCGTCTCCTCTATACAATTCTTCCTCTTTAACTATATGCGGAAGATCTTCTGGAACAAAAAAACTATCATATCTATCAAACAAGCTTAACTTTGATTGACCTGAGTTAAACTCGTCCAAAGAAAGTTTATCGAATATATGATATACTAAATTAGTTTTTGGACCCTGCTTCATTATGAGTTTTTGTGTATCATTAAACGTATCTTTACAAATTAGCTCCCCATCGTAAACTACTGGATATGGGGGCACTGTAAATGCATGAAATTCCCGTTCGATTTCTGGAAACTCAAATAGCTCCAAACCATTCCTTGTAAAAAATCTTGTAGTCATGTCCGGATATAAGATTGTAATAAATCTAAAACCATCGATCTTTCTCTGTAGCTGAAATGGGCCTTTAATTTTGTCCGCATGTTTATTATAAGGGTAAGCCAGCATTACTTCAAAATACGGTATAAAATTCCCCATACTTTCGTTAACAGTCTTTACAGTGCATCCAATTTTTAAGTCCTTAAGAATAAGTCGAGTGTACCAATAATATTCTTCTGAATCACAATTTTGTAAAAAATCATTAACTGCTTTTACATCTTCATCTGAACCGAAAGGATGTTTTACTAAGTCGTCGAGAAGTTCAAATATATCCTTTTTATTAGAAGTGTTTCCAAATAAAGAATTTTGTTTTATGCCGGGCGGTGGGGCTTTTTTACTTCCACACTTTTGTATACTCCTACTTCCAATTCCGAAAACCATCCTATTATTAAGAGCATAGTACAAAAACTTTTTTAATAGCTCATTATCTTTGTTGCGATCTAATATTTTCTTTTTCTCATTACGAGAGCTAGTAGCTTCAATCTGTCTTAAAACCTCAAAAACTTTACGCATTTTCAGCCTCCTCAATAAGGGTTAGTCCCTTCGCAGTTCTCCAGATCTGTTGTCCGTTGTTCAAAAGAACTAAAAATATATCTCCGTCGTGAAATGTA